GCAGCTGGTAGCGCTCTGATTGGTGGTGCATTTCCGTTGCTGTTTGGCCAAGGCATAGGAGCGTCTCTGGGTGGCGCAGCGGGCGGTTTTGGCGGCGGAATGATTGGCGGTGAGTTTGGCTTTGGATTATCCCTGGTTGGAACCCAGTTGGGAACAATGTTCGACCAACTGGTCAGTAAAGCTGGTGATCTTGCCAATAGTTTAAGTACAACTGGAGACATACTTAGCGGCTTAGAGGACGCTGGCTTTAAAGTTTCTGATGCTACAAAAAGTGTAATTGCTTCTTACGAGGAAGCAGGATTGCTTGCTGATGCGTATTCGTTGGCCGTTGCAGAGCTTAATCGTGTATTAGGCCCGGGTGGGGTTGACAAGCTGTATGCATACAAAACTGAAACTGAAAAATTAAATGATGAGTTTGAAAAGGTTTCAGCTGCTCTGCAGGCAGAGTTAATACCAGCATTGACAGGAGTAGTTCGTTTAATTCTTGGTGTTAAAGCCGCATTTGATGCGTTTGCTAGCACTGAATTAGGCAAAGGAATTTTAAAGGTAACTAAAGCTGCAGCGACTCCGCTACCTGGCGTCGGGCCCGCAGTTGGTGCGTTTAGCGCATTACAACAATTAGGTGCTCCTACAGGGCCTGCACAAAAATCAAAAGCACAAAGACTGGCTGAAGAAGAGGCTTCGATGAGTAAGTTAATTACTCAACAAGCGTTAAATAAAGCAGCTAAAGAGGAAGGGTATTTGATTGCTGCTCAAATTGATCTTGCAAAGGTAGGCAATGATCTTCTCAACAAGGACGTTGTTGCAGCTAAGAAAAAAGTTATTGAAGAAATTTTTCTTGCAGAAATGCGAAAAGAAAATATAACGGCTCAGGAAATGGTATTGGCTGGGCAGAAGAAAGAACTTGCTCTTGCTCGACTAAATAGAAGCATAAATGACGCTGAGCGTGCGCAAAAAGAAAAAGAACGTCAAGCTGCTGAAAGAGCAGCCAAGCAGGCGGCTCGTGCTGCTGATCGGTTGGCCAGGAAAAAACAGCAAGCGATTGAGCGTGCTGTTAAAGGTGTTGATCGGGAACTGGAACGTGCTGACAAGGCTTTTAAACGCGCAAGCAGTCAGCTAGATGAAATTACGCAAAAGCATGAAGACAAGATGGCGTTCGAGCGAGAATACTCTCGCTTGATCCAAGAGGGCAGCACGCCTGCCGCAGCGCAACAAGCGATTGAGCTTCAAAAGCAACTTCTTGAGCTTGACAGAAGCTTTGAAAAGCAAGAACAGTTACTTAAGCAGCAGGTCCAAAGTGTCAAACTTTCTATCGAAAAAGCAAAAGCTGAGGGCGCAACTACTGCTGAGCTACAGGCACAGCTTGATCGGCTGAAGGAGATTGAAGCCGAGATCAACAAACTCCCCAGCAAAAAAGGTAAGGCCGAAGGCGCTATTAAAGAATCGCTGGCTCCTGAAACAGGGCGCGACAAGATTGAAGCAGAGATGGAGCGCGTCCAAGGTGCTCTTAACGATCTTATTGACCCTGCAAATCAGGTCATTCTTGCCGCAAATGCAATCGGAGATGCGTTTAGTGAGTCATTTAAAGGTTTAATCACCGGCAGCATGAGTGCTCGCGAAGCGCTGGCCAATTTGTTCCAGCGCACAGCGGATCACTTCCTTGATATGGCTGCACAAATGATTGCAGCCCAGATCAAGATGAAAATTCTGGGCATTGGCCTAAATCTTTTGGGAGGTGCTGGTGGTGGAGCGAGCGCTGTTCCCAGTACGGCTTATGGCGACATGTCCGTGGCTGGTCCGTCATTCTTCCAAGGTGGAATGATCCCTGGCTATGCCGAAGGCGGCTTTGTCTCTAGCCCAACTCGCGCTCTTGTCGGAGAAGGCGGTCAAGGCGAGTACATCATCCCTGAAAATCGTATGCGTGAAAGCATGGCGCGGTACTCGCGTGGTGCTCGCGGATCTGCAGTTGTCCCCGAAACAGGCGCTTCTGGAACGTCAGGCGAAGGTGGTGGAACAGCAGTTGCCGCACCAATCGACGTTCGCTTTAACGTAGAGCGCATCAACAACGTTGATTACGTCACCGCTGAGCAGTTCCAGGTTGGACTTGCAAGAGCAGCACAACAGGGCGCTGCAGAAGGTGAACGCAGAGCTATGGGCTCGCTTCGTAATTCAGCTGCTGTTCGCCGGAGAATTGGAGTCTGATGGAATTTGTTTACGGACACCTGCTTGAAGTTGGCCGTAGCGGTCAGCTCAACCAATTCAAATTTCAAAATTACGCGGTTGGCCAAAACGTAGGTGACTACTCGTTTTTGCCGTTTGGCTTTGGTGGTGCGATGGCAACACTCCAGGGTGACAACCTTGATGCAACGCTGCAGTTTGCCAATACCCAAATCACTCGCAATTTTGTGGTCGAAGCCTTAGACAACACCTACGTTGCCAAGGTCTCAACGGTGCTTTGGGACTCAAACACCTACGCGGTGGAGCGCACCCTTTATGAGTATTTCGGTGCCTGCTCTTCCGGCGGTTGGGACGAAACGGCAATTCAAATCAAGCTGAACTCTGTGCTTGATGCAGTGCAGGCCAACATTCCAGGTCGTCGCTTGCGTCGTCAGCAAGTAGGCAACATTCCGTTTACAGCGCAAGTCCGTGTGTAGTGATCTAATTGGCCGAAAATACAGCTATGGCAAGGATGACTGCATTCATCTGGTCATTGACGCACTGGATCGTCTAGGCATTGCCAATCCAGGCGTGAAGGAAGCTTGGTACGAAATGACGCCTCGTGAGGTGTTGAAGGAGCTAAATCGCTATTGTGACCGGCTTGATCGTCCTAGTTATGATGGCGACATAGCATTGCTGGACGTTAGGCCGATAGCCTTCGGAGTCTTATGGCAGAGTGGCGTCCTCTACATCAACAATTCGATCTCCGCAGTGGATTGGAAACCGGTGGGCAGTCTTATGATCCGCCGCTCTTACCGTACGAAAAATCGCTGATTGCTTCGCTTGGTTGCAGCGAAGAAGAGTATAGAAAGTTTGTCCGTTATGCAATGCAAAGGGCGCATGTGCGTCCTGCTGAATATGATCGCATCCCTAATGTTGTAGCAACAGGCTTTGACCCATTCACGGCTTTTGTTGTCAACCTTGTTGTCGGCGTGCTGCTTACCGCCGCAAGTATTTTGCTGGCACCAAAAGCACCAACACTTGAAGATAATAAAATTAAAGGCAAAAAACTTGCTGATCAGATTGGCCCAAGTCGTTTTAATCAGGCAACCAGTTTTGATAATGCACCTAGTCTTGCTGAACTAAACCAGCCGATTCCCATTCCATTCGGTAAGCGTGGTACTGGAGCGGATGGCGTATTGACTGGCGGTTTGATTCTTGCGCCAGCTCTGGTTTGGTCTCGACTTTATGCTTACGGCGCATATCAAGCGTATGAAGGCGTTTATGTAGCCGGCGAATTTGGCGTAGACGAGCCTGACTTGGGCGGTGTTTTGCTTGGTACGCAGAGCGTCAACGCACTTGGCGATAAAGATTTTGCTCTTTACTGGTCTTCAAAGAAAGGAAATAATCGCCCTGCATCGCCCCAGCTGTACGGAACAGAAGGCCCTGGAGCGACTGGCACGGTAGGACGCCAAGTGTTTACCGCTCCAACTAGCGACGGCCAATTCAGCTCAGGCTTTTCGATGTCTTACGTGCCGAGCGGCGACACAACGTTTGGCACTGCAACGCCAATTCATAATGGAACAGCGCACAGGTTTAACTGGGAAATTATCAGCGCACCATTTTCAGCTACTGAGGGATCTGACAACAGAGATGCTAGGGAAGAGATACAGGCTAAGCGGAGGAAAATTGCTGGGATGGACGCTGATGTTTTGCACATCAAAGGTCCAGAGTCTGGGCAACCTGGTACGGGCAGAGCCTATGCACGTCGCATGGGCTTTATTCAGCACAGTGGATCCAACAACGAGCAAGAGGTAAAAGATAAAACCATTGTTACCGTAAACGTAGGAGATACCGCAATTTTTGAAATTGATAATAATGACAGAGTTTGGAAAGATCTAGAAAAAGACGAAGAAAAAGGTTTTAAGGGCACTGAGGTTAACCTTGAGGATCTTATTGGCGATGCAAAATCTTGGCGGCAGCGTGCCTCGGACCTGCTAGTTGTTGGATCCAAGTGGATTGTGGGCGCTAGCGACTGGGTGGTAAAAAGTCGAAGTGAAAATACAGCAGAAAAACGCATCCAGATAACACTGGAATGCGTTTCATTGCTTGGGGTTCCCGAGATAGGGCTTGCTGGGACAAGAAACGTAAGAGAAGGGCTTGGGGGCGATGAAGGCACGGCACAAAACCCTAGAAAACATTGTGGGCCAAATTTTTACAGTCTTTGTGCCTTAAATGTTGCGACAATTCGTCCTGTTCGCAGAGACGCAGAAGTGATTGAGCTGGGTATTAAGAGCCAAGTCTTTAACAGAGCGGCTGGTCTATGCAATTTCAATGCTATACCTAGCGCTGACAGCTTATTTAAACTCGACAAAAAAGACATTACGTTGACCACTGGTCGCATGGATAGATACTTCCAGCGATCTTCATTTTTCTCTGTCCACGTTCGTCCTGTTAAGGAATATGGGCAGCCTCAGGCTGGTTTTGTAAAAATGCCACTAATTTTTTGCGTGCAGGGCAACGCCCCGATTACGCAAAGCAATTTTCTAAGAATTCGGCCTCAGACTAGCGGCTATTTTGAGTATCGACTGATCCCGCGCACTGGAGCGGACATTAACATTAACAACAAGGATACAGACGTTGTTATTGTGCTGAAAGCGTCCGAAGGCGTAGCTTATACAAATGATTCTAAAATAATTGGCGAGTCTGTTTCAACCAAATATGGTGACTTTCAGATTACGACTCAAGGCATAAAGGCAAAAGTTGGAGACATTACGACCAACGACGAACTGTTTACAAAGCCCGGCGAATCAGAATTTATAGAAGTTGAGACACAGGTTCCAGATGATGTGGAGAGGACTGACATCGCGTCCGATACTGGAAGTGTATTTTTGATCAAGCATGCCTGGGCTTATCATTTTCTTGGCACCCCAAAAAGAGAAAATCGCGGCATTACAAAAACTGTTGAACACCGACACTACAAAGAAAACGGCGACAAGTTTATTACCGTAAGCATTACGGCAGATTCTGTTTATGGAACGATAGGTCAAGACATTGGCCAAGGTTATTACGACGCATTGCCAGGTCACTATTATTGGGCAAATGTTCGATTCGGCGTAACTGAGTCAACAGGCGATTGGTCTAAAGGGGGAAATGATGATCGATTTACTATTACTGCTGACCTTAGGCCCGATAACCCATTTGGCAATGCTGGCGGTTACAGCAAAGTTCACTCTGCGTTCGACGTTACAAGCAGAAAGGTTGTAACTACTTCTACGACTAAAGGGGGCGAGCGAGTTTTTGAAAAAGCTTCTCAGATTGCAGACGTTAGTCATTACACAGAGCTAACCAAATCAAATGATTCTGGGCCGGAACATGAAGTGACCTTTGTTAATGAATACATTTCCAATAAAACTTTGGCCCAGTACGACGACATGTCTACTATTGGTTTTACTGTTAAATCGAGTGGTGAAATTGCTGGCATCGAGCAGCTTCGCTTGTGGTCGCAGACCGGCATTAACGTCACCCGTTTGATTGAAGGTGACAACGCTCCAAGCAACTTGTTTGCTGATCTTGTCTTCTACCTGTTAAAAAACACCAGCCAAGGCGTTGGCAATGTTGTGCCTGCTGAGCTTGTGGACGAAGACTCCCTGCGTGCCACCGCAAGGTTCTTGAGGGCAAACAAAATCTTTTATGACGGCGTTATTGAAGACAGTGAAAGCTTCCGCACGTTTATTTACGACAACGCACCACTGCAGCTTTGTTCGTTCACGATCAAAAACGGTCGATTCGGGATGATTCCTGCATTGCCGGTTGATTCAAACGATGAGATCAGCTTGCAGCCGATCACGGTTGAGCAGATTTTCACTGCAGGCAACATCATTGAAAACTCTCTGCAGCTGCAGTACATCGACGTTTCACAACGCTCAAACATCCGAGCGCTTGTCACCTGGCGCGTCACCGTTCAAAACGACTTGCCGTACCAAGCATCAGCGTTGGTGTACTGGTCAGACTTTGGTGTAAACGAAAGGAGCACAACAGAGCAGTCGTTTGATTTGAGCGAGTTCTGCACAAACCGTGAGCAGGCTTTGCGTACAGCTCGTTTCCTGTTGAGCGTGCGTCGTCGCGTCACCAAGACTGTGAGCTTCAAAACAGTGCCTGACGCTTTGGGTGTTCAGCCTGGTTCGTACATTCGAGTCATCACAGAAGCGAGCACTTACAACTCAACAGCAAACGGGTCGATCACTGACGCTGGAACGTTGGTCAGCATCACGACCGTCGAAGATGGCGACTATGAAGCCTTGGTCTATAACCCAACAACCCAAGAGGTGACTGAAACCACAATCACGATTGCAAACAACGCAGTCAGTGATTCTCAGTACCACGGTTCTTTGTTCACCTTGCTCAGCGGCAGTACTGATTACAGCGTCTATCAGATTGAATCTTTGAATCTGGAAGAGGACGGCCTGGTGTCCATCAGTGCTGTTGAGGTGCCCACCGATGCGTCTGGCGTTAGCATCGTGGCTAAGGACGTGCTGACCGAATCCAATTTTACGGTGCTTGAGTGATGGCTTTTCCGTCGTTGACGCCAACAGGCCGTCAGTTCACACCAGGAGACTTTCCAAGCCAGCGGTTTAATTCGCAATCTGGTGCGGAGGTTCGGATCCTGTATGGATCACGGCGCGTCAACGCCACGTTGAGTCTGTCTTATGCCAACGTGACCGACGCCAATGCTGAATCGTTTTTGGACGATTACAGCGCTCAACTCGGCACGTTTCGCACTTTTACCTTGCCTTCTGAAGTATTTGAAGGTTGGTCTGGAACGACATCAACCTTGGACGCTCCATCTGGCACAAAGTGGCGTTATGACGCCGAGCCGCAAGTACAGGCAGTGCGTCCGGGTATTAGCAGCGTTACAGTGTCATTGCGAGCGGTGGCGTAATGGCAAAGGTTTACTCCGGCAGAGATGGCGTGATGCAGCTTGCTGGAACGACCCTTGCCAAGGTCGTCAACTTTTCGCTGTCCGCCAATCTTGAAACGCTCGAAACCACCACTCTGAGCGAAAACATTCGCAGCTATACGCCTGGCATCTCGGGCTATAGCGGCAGTGCCACGCTGCTGTATTACAAAGACGACGACAACGCTATCAACACAACCGATCTGCTGAACAAGCTTTACAAGACGGGCACAACTGGCGTCAGTAGTTCCGACACCGTTGAGCTGACCTTCCGGTGGGTTGATGGAACGGATAACAATGACATCAAGCTGACGGCTTATGTAACCAGTGCATCGATTGGAGCGGCGACTGGCGACATTGTGCGAGCTGAGATTGCGTTCCAGGGCACCGGAGCACTGTCTACGGTCACGATCTCATGAGTGTTTACCTTGGCACTTATGGTCAGGTAGAGCTGCAGCGGCAGTTTGATGGCGGTGATTTGCGCTCCACCATCAATCCATCAGATGTCAACGCAACGAAGAAACGTTTTAGCTTCGACTTTGAGCATGGCCAGCTGCTGAGCGGTGATCAGGTTGAGATCACCAGCACTGATGGAACGGCGCTTGATTTTATCGACAGCTACACCAAGACCAGCGTCAAGAAGTTTATTCACGTCGATGAGCTAGACGGCATCAGGCTTTACGACTCGTTCGCCCATGCGGTGAATGGTGGAACGACTAACGCAACCGCTCTTGCAACGCCTGCAAACGATCTGCCTATCAGGGTCAAGGTTGAAAATGCTGAATACAAGGTGTTGGCTCAAGTCAACGGTTATGAGCTAAATACTGAGCGCGAAACCGTAGATACCACCACGCTTTCTGACGAGTTTCGCAACAGGATTAGCACGTTGATGTCTGGCTCGGGTCGGATGTCCTGTTTTTGGGAGTACACCGGCAACACCAGCCAAGAACTGCCGAACTACTTGGTTGAGCTGTCGTTACGAACGCGAGTTGGCAGCCAGTTCAAGGCTCGTTTTTATATCAAACGCACAACTCACAATCCTGGCGGTGTAGTTACCAACGCCAATGATGAGGTTTTTTATGAGTTCACTGGTGTGCTGACTGGTTGCGCTGTGCAGTTCGCGCCAGACAACACTGTGCAGGTGCAGGCTGATTTTATTACTACTGGAGCGATTCAGTTGCGAATGGATCTTGAGGTCGTGAGCAAGATGCTGCAGGAAAACGAGGACGATATCTTGCTTGAGCAGGGCACAACTGACGCAATCTTGCTGGATCCGTAGTTCTGACCGCTCTATGATGAGCCCATAGTGGTTCATGCGTAGGGTTTCATGGCTGACCTTAAGATCAGTGCCCTTAACAGCCTTGCTGGGGCTGATCTGGTTGCAGCAGACGTGGTTGCTGTTGTTGACGACAGCGCCAGCGAAACTAAGAAGCTGACGGTCAGCGACCTGATCGCAAATGGCACCACGCTGATTTCGGATAACACGATTCCCAGCGCCAAGATTCTGTTTTCTGCTGGGGCGATTGACACAGCAGAGCTGGCAGCGTCTGCGGTCGAAACTGCGAAGATCAATGATTCGGCTGTGACGGCAGCCAAATTGGCCGATAACTCCAGCGTGACGCTGGTGTCAACGCTGCCTGCATCTGGCGACTTTACCGGTCAGATTGCACTCGATACCGACGACAACAAGATCTACATCTGGGACGGGTCTGCCTGGGATTCAGTCAAAGGCGCTGGTTCGATCAACGTTGTCAACGGCAGCACCACCGGTGAGATCAATATCGTCACTTCTACCAGTGGCGACACGGTTACTGTCAGCGCAACGCTGGACGACACCACTGCAGCTGCACAGTTCCTTGCTGGCCCTACTGGTGCTGGTGGCACGGTTGGCTATAGGGCGATCATTGGAACGGATCTGCCGACTGCAAGCACCACGGCAAAAGGTGGTGTGATCGTCAACGGCAATGGTCTGACGATGTCTAGCGACACGATCGCCATTGATAACACCGTCACTGCAGAGACTTCTGAGAACCACATCGTTCAATACGACGCTAATGGTTTGGTTACTGGCGGTCGAGCAATTGTTGCTGCTGACGTTCCAGTCGCAACTTCGAGCGCCAACGGTATTGTCAAGCCCGGCTCTGGTCTTGGTGTTACTGGTGCCGGTGAACTGAATCACAACAACTCAGTTACTGCTGGCACTGCTTCCAAGGTCACTTTCGACGCGCAAGGCCACATCACTGGTACGGAATCGCTGGTTGCAGCTGATATTCCTGATCTTGATGCAGACAAGATTACGACCGGAGCTTTCCCAACTGCGCGTATCGCAAGCGATGCAATCACGGCAGATAAGCTCGCAAACTATACCGTCGCTCAAATCAGCGAGACGACGCCAACAGCGGACTTCACGTCCCAGTTCTTCTTCAATCCGATCACGCGCGACCTATTTCTCTGGGACGGCAACGTTTTCCAGCCTGTCGGCATTAGCGCAGGTGAGATTGTGCTTGCTGGAACGTATGACGCCAGCACCAATCTGCTGGATTCCGTAACAGCTGAAGGCTCAGCTGCTGGGTTTACCAACGGTCAATCTTTGCCTGCTGCTGATACCGGCAACAACCGTTATTACGTCGTTGTCACCCAGACTGGCACAGGTTCAGCACCAGCGCCGACCGTAACGCTTGAGCCGCCCGACATTCTGCTGTCTAACGGCACCAGCTACGTCCTTGTTGAGACATCAGAGACGATCACAGCCCAGGTTGCATCAAACGTTGGTTTTACGCCGACGGGCAACATTGCTGGCACGAACGTTCAGGCTGCGCTTTCTGAAGTTGATAGCGAGAAAGTTGCCAAGGCTGGCGACACGATGACCGGCGATCTGACGCTGAACAACGTCAATGTTGTCTTCGAGGGTGCAACTGAGAACGAATATGAGACGACTCTGACGGTTACCGATCCAACGGCTGATAACACGATCACTTTGCCGGACGAAACCGGAACGGTTGTAACGACTGGTTCGAGTGGCGTTGTGACCAGCACGATGATCACTGACGGCACGATCGTCAATGCTGACATCAGTGCTAGTGCAGAGATTGCAGTTAGCAAGCTTGCGAACGGTACTGCACGTCAACTGTTGCAGACCGATGTTGCTGGAACGGGCGTTGAGTTCACCAGCAATGTTGATATCCCTGGAACGCTGGACGTTACTGGAGCGGCAACGCTTGATTCAACGCTGGCTGTAACTGGTGCGACGACTGTCACTGGCGTTATTAACGCAGACGGAAAAGTTAAGTTCCCTGCTGGCAGTGCATCCGCTCCAAGTTTCTACAGCGGCACCGATACAAACACTGGTTTGTACTTCAGTGCAGCTGATGAGATTTCTGTTGCAACTGGCGGCACGCAGCGCGTTGTTGTTGATGCGAGTGGGAATGTTGGGATTGGTACCGCGACGGCAAATAATTACACCAATTTCACCACATTGACTCTCAATGGCACCACTGGTGGAATTGTTGATTTTGAAAACAATGGAACTCTTGTAGGTGAAATCTACAACGACGCCTCTGCTCTTCATTTAGTAGCTACCAGTTCAAAAGAACTGCGCTTTAGCACCAACGGCACTAATGAGCGGATGCGAATCGACAGCTCGGGTCGGTTGTTGGTTGGTACGACAACAGAAGGTCAGTCGTTTGCAGATAATTTAACGCTGAATGATAGTGGAAATTGTGGACTTACAATCCGCAGTGGTTCTAGTAGTTATGGTTCAATTTATTTCTCGGACGCTACCAGTGGTGCCGGAGAGTATGACGGATTTATTTCATATAACCAGTCCAGCCAGTTTTTGCAATTTGCCACGGCACAAGCCGAGCGGATGCGAATCGACAGCTCTGGAAATATTGGCATTGGAACTTCGAGTCCTGGGTATAAACTTGAAGTTACGGAATCTTCAGCAAGCAGTTTTGTTCGATTTGATGGCGCTAATTCTGCTCAGCTTGTATTCAGAAACGCAACCAGTAATGTTTTTGCAATAAATGCAGGCGGCAGCAATGACGAGCTTTCCTTTGGCACGGCTGGCAATAATGAGCGCCTACGAATCGACAGCGCGGGCGACGTAGGAATCAACACAACTCCAACCTCATTAGGGACTAACGTCACCACTCTTGAAATCAAAGGTGCTAGCACAACTCGAACTGGCGGACTTCGTCTCTCTTCGAGTGATAGCTCCGCAAAAGGCGCATTTTATATCTATGACGGCGTAGGTGTTTTAGGAACGGAAACAAGCCAACCTTTGGGTTTTTATATTGCGAACAGCGAGCGGATGCGTATCGACACCTCGGGTCGGTTGTTGATTGGGTCAAGCTCTAGTCGTGCCGCAGGTTATGGTGACAATGCATCTTTGCAACTTGAGGGAACTTCTTATCCGAAGGCTGCAATTTCAGCAATTCTTAATTCAAACAATGCAAACGGTCCTAGTCTTAACTTTGCGAAAAGTCGTGGAACCTCTAACGGCTCAAGCACGGTTGTTCAAGATGGAGACAATCTAGGTGTAATCAGTTTTTCAGGCGGCGATGGTACTGATATAAAGTCAAATGCTGCTCGTATCCGCGTTCAAGCTGACGGCACACCTGGCAGCAATGACATGCCGGGGAGGATTGTTTTTGACACAACTCCCGACGGAAGCGTAAGCCCGGCCGAGCGGATGCGAATCAACAGCTCGGGGCTGGTAGGCATTAACAACACCAACCCGCAAACTTTGCTGTCACTTCTTGGTGGCTATCAAATTGGTTGGAATCACGCTACTGACGGAACAAAATATGCAGAGATCTATGCTGATACAAGTAGCAATTTAATTTTTAGGAATACTAACTCTCAAACCGAGCGGATGCGTATCGACAGCTCGGGCAACGTAGGGATTGGAACGACGTCGCCTGAATCATTTGCCAATTTGCATATCGAGGAAACTTCTGGCAACGCAGTGTTGCTGCTTGAAGGAAGTGATCGAGCCACGATAATTTTGGCTGATAACACCGGAGGAACTGGCGATAAAAATCTTTTCATCAGGAACGACGAGCAAAATTTGCTTTTTGGGCATTTTGATGATTCTTTTGGGTCGGCTGATGAGAAGATGCGCATCGACAGATTGGGGAATGTTGGCATTGGCTTAACTAATCCCTCTCAACAACTGCACGTTGACTGCGGTGCTCCAGGGAGTTCAGACAAAATTATTGCTCAATTCCAGTCCGAATCAGCTCGCCAGTTGTATATCGGATGGGACGATAGCCAAAGCGCAATGGCTATCGGAACAAACAATAATCATGCTCTTGCTTTTCATATAGCTGGTCAAAATACAGAGAAGATGCGCATCGATACCTCGGGCCGCGTAGGGATTGGAACGGCGGCGCCATATTCAATTACTGGAGCGAATACTTTAAGCGTTCACAACTCTTCTGGCAGTTCAGAAATCAACTTTCTTTCGTCAACCACTGGCTTTGGCGCTTTATATTTTGGCGACGCAACAAGTGGAGATGGTAGATATGCAGGCTATCTGGAGTACAAGCATGATAGTGACTACATGCGCTTTGCTACAGCATCACTTGAGCGACTCAGAATTGACAACTCGGGCAACGTAGGTATTGGTACTACTTCGCCTAGTTATATTTTACATGTAAACTCCTCAGGTACGTCTGGCGGAGATGCTGCCCTTGAGCAAGGACCGGCATTCCGAATTGACCAAGGTCCAAGCAACATTGATTTAAACGGAGTTGATAATTTTCACCTTTTGCTTCACAACAATGGCTATGCAGGAACGGGCGTAGCTGACCCGCAAGGGACTATTACAAAACTGCTGTTTAATGGTACAACCTATAACGGTTTCAATAGTTACGGCTACATCGCTCTTGATACTCAAGGAGCTGGCGGCAGCAAGGGCGACCTTGTGTTTGGCTCGGGTGCTCCGGTGGAGCGGATGCGCATCGACAGCTCGGGTGTTGTAAAACTAACTCAATCTGGAAATAATCCTCGTTTCGGGTCACTTGAAGCATCAGGTGATGCCTTTAAGTTAAAAGCATTTAGTGGCAATGCTAGTCATAACGCCACAATGCAGTTTTTCACTGGTGCTGATTCGCCGATCGAGCGGATGCGCATCAACAGCTCGGGGCAGTTACTGGCGGGAACAACCTCCACGCGAACCACCGGATACAACACCAATAGTGCCGGTGAAATCCATCAAGAACTTACAAACTTTGGCGGCATTACCTGTTTTACTAATGCAAATAATGCAGAAGGTACGTTTTTTACGCTAGGCAAGTCACGCGGAACATCTGCTGGCGCAGTAACGGTTGTTCAAAATAATGATCGAATCGGCGGCATTAACTTCCAAGGCACTGATGGCACTGATATTCATACTGCTGCACAAATTCATGTTTTTGTAGATGGAACGCCTGGCAATAATGATATGCCAGGCCGCATCGTATTTTTGACCACAGCGGACGGTGCAAGTAGCCCGACGGAGCGGATGAGGATTGACAACCAAGGTCGAATCTTTACCTATAACGCCAATACTGGGAATAATTCTTTTACTGTTGAAAGCGCAGCGGCAGCAGGGACAACAGTTGCTAATTTTATTGGTTCGTATGGCTCCACGGGAATTAATACAGGCACTTCGTCATTTAGAGTTTGGACAAACGGCAACGTCGTCAACACCAACAACTCTTACGGCGCTATTTCTGATGCCAAACTGAAAGAAAACATCGTTGACGCTTCATCCCAGTGGGACGATATCAAGGACATTCGCGTTCGCAACTACAACTTTATTGAAGGACAAACTCACACTCAAATTGGTGTTGTCGCTCAAGAAGTTGAGACTGTATCGCCTGGTCTTGTCACTGAATCGCCTGATCTTGACGCTGAGGGTAACGACCTCGGCACTGCAACCAAGAGCGTTAACTACTCCGTGCTTTACATGAAGGCTGTCAAAGCACTTCAAGAAGCAATGGATCGTATCGAAACCCTTGAAGCCAAAGTTGCAGCCCTTGAGGCTGAGTAACGGCTAACCGCCCCGTGTCACAGCGGGGCAACCACGCTTACACTGATTCTGAGTTTCTTTCACCATGGCTAACACCTACACCTGGAAAGTCGGTCAATGCGACCGTACTCTTGCAACTGGCGTCATCACCACGCTCCATTACACGGTGTCAGCCGTGACTGAAGACGGTGTGTATTCCGCTGGAGCGTATGGCTCAATCGGTCTCGATGCACCTGATGCTGACGACATGGTTGCCTATGACGACGTGACCGAAGCACAGGCAATCTCCTGGCTTCAGCAAAAGCTTGGTGGTGCGGAAAAGGTGGAAGAAATCCACTCTGCTTTGGATGCACAGCTGACTGAGAAGCGCACTCCAACCACTGGCTCTGGCACGCCTTGGTGATGAAACGCCCTGATCCGATGATCGCCGCTAAACCTGGAGCGGAAGACGTGCAAGCGATGGCTGCTCGGACGTTATGGCTTGAGGAGCTGTTTTTCCTTGATGGCCGCGACCAAATCAGCCATCCGCAACACGGGTTGTTTACTGGGCTTGCTCTTAAGTACCAGAACCTGAATACAACTGACGGGATCTGATGGCTAAATCACTTAGCGGACAAAATTTTGTCCCTAGCAAGCCAAAAAAGACACGCCAGGGGAATGGATCACATTCAAAACCGTCCCATGGACGGAAGAAGTATCGTGGCCAAGGAAAACGTTAATCCTCTTTCCAATGATCAAAACTCTCATTGCGAGTGGTGTCGCCGTTTCAGCAGCTGCGCTGGCATCTCCTGCTCTCGCAGACGTTTATGTGAACCCTGAGTTCAACGGTGGTTCCTACGGCGACGATTACTTGGGTGGAACGCTGAACCTTGATGTTGGTTTTGAAGGCGGTTCTGGCGCTTACAGCTACTACATCCAGGGAGGTCCTGCGCTGGTCATGCCAAACGGTGCTGACAACGAAGTTGAGTTTGCTGGCAAGCTTGGCGGTTCTGTTGCTGTTGCCGAAAAGGTCTCTGTCTATGGAGAGCTGAGCGGCATTACTGGTGATGAGCTGTCCATCGGGTCAAAAGTGGGCATGAAGTGGGGCTTCTGAGCTACCTTTTAACTGCAGGGCTGCCCTCTCCTGGTCTCACACAGCAGGAGGGGGTTTTTTCTTGGGATTTACCATGCAAAAGCTTTTTAACGTAATGTCCGTCGCATCCTTTGTGATGTCAGCAGGCATGGTCACTGGATCGGTGATGCTTTACACGCGCATCCCATCACTGACCAAGCATTACATCGACGAACTCAAAGGCGAGCTGACGGGAATGATTACTGAGATGGTGCCTGGTCAGATTGATGAGGTCATGCCAGAACTGCCGACAACTACGGGTCCAGCTGTGCCTTTCAAGTCACCATTTTAGTGTTGGCGGTTGGATCGTCGTCATGAGCTTCAGGCCCGAAGCCTTCAGCCTTGATTTTTGCCATATCAAGTTCTGGCGCGGGTGCCTCAGCTTTCTGCTCAAACGACGCAAGCCATTCGCGTAAAGCATCACCAGTTGGCGTACCTTTCGGCCATTTGACCCACTTGAGGAGTGCTTTTGGGTCGGTGAATGGTCTGGCAGTTTTGCCACACATACAGGTATATACGATTGGCGGTCCTTCGCGTCTGCGGTTACGTTCGATCCAGAGTTGACCTGCTGTAAACCGTTCTGACTTCATGCCGGAGATTCCTGAGATTGGGGTGAATGCAATCGGCGTTCCAATGATCTCTGTAGGTCAGCCGATACCAGCACCTGTTTTACCAGCAGCACCACCAGTAACGTCAGCACGCTTTCCAGTTATTGATATGCCTGGATGCGTTCGCGCCAGGATTAGTCAGGGCAGAGGCGTTGAAACGTTTGAAGATGATCCGCGTGGTGTAGTCACCTTGTGTGATGGAGCGGCACCAGTCTTTGACGCACCGGACTACAGGCCGCGTGACTTTACGTGGGTTAGTCCACCTGAAGCGCCAATAAAAAGGCCGGAGGTAGCAGCTCCGACCCAGTCCCCTCTTGGTGCGACGCCGGCCTTGGCTTCCGGCAACTCAAAGATGCCACCAGATCCACCTTGCCCGCCATTTGGATCGAAAGAAATCGGATCGTTTAACAAATTAGGAACAAAGGTTCTTGCCGGATATGAGCTGCAGGATGGCAAGTGCGTAAAGATCTGGGATCCAGTGCCTGTTAGTCAGGTGATCAATAACTATGTGCCTGATGCTGGTCCAACGATGTCTGTTGCGTTGACTGCTGCATTTGCCACGACGGTGGCAATCTTTGCCAAACCGATTGCGTCACTGCTGCAGAAGCTTGCCAAGCCTTTGACGAAGAAGGTGGTGAAGAAGATCAATCAGAAGCTTGGCCGTAAGGCAAAACTGGAATCTTTACAGGAGCGGCGGGTGATTCAGCGTCACCGGAATCAAGCCATTCGCGATCTGAGACGCGCTCTGGGTAAATGATCTGGTGCGTGTGATCTTGCACCGGCTTGGGCTTTAGGACTACGTCAGCGCAGATGGCGTAAAACGGCGAAGACTTGGCAAAGCCGTAGCCTTCACGTTTAGCTTCAGCGCAAGCCTTGAGACGCCCCATCTCGTAGTTCAAACGCTTGTCGGCTAGAGCTTGCTCGTAGAGCGCCACTTGTTTTTTGGCTGCCTGCTTGCAGAGTTCAATCGGTCCACGATCCAGCGGTATGGAGAAGGTGGCTGTGATGCCGAAGTTATTGCTGTAGTTCTGGCGGTAGCCTGTGCGCATCGGCTTGTAATACAAGACTTTGCCAGGGTTATCTGGAACGCCATCTGGGCCATCGAGCCCTGTTTCTGGGTCGATTAGGCCAAAGTTGTCGCTGTTGTCGTAGACCGGCTCTTGATAATACTGATTGTCTGGATTGCCAAAAGAATGCGTAGTAGACGCAAAGGGAGAGATGTTGAGCGTGGCTGAATCGCACTGAATGTTTGATCCATAGCTGTGTTTCATGTACTGCCCAGGCGTGATCTGCACAGCCTGGTTAACGACTGAACCACTGCTGTTGGACACAGGAGATGCAGTTGCACTGACTTGTGCTGCTGCTGGAGCGGTATAGATCAGGCTGAGCAGCAGAGCAGATGCTGTCGCTCTCATTGGCTGAATGTGCTGGTGGAGTCGGTAACGCTTTCAATCACCGTTTCACGGTCAATCATCACTTTTTCGATCAAGCCAGGACCGCTGTAGGTTTCTGCGAACTGGAACGCAGCACCGGGCGTAGTTTGCACCCAAGTTGAGCGACTTGAAAGGTTCAGTGACTTGGCGCCTGCTGATGGACTAACAGTGCCGCTTGATGGTTGAACGCCAGTGCCAGAAACGGAATACTCAAATCCGGTGCGAAACGACTCAGACCGAATGCTCTCTTTGACGATGGTCTTCGTCTCTGTGTGGGACGAAACCACGCCTTGGCTGAAGTTTGGAACGACTGGAACTGCCGCTGCTGGGGAAGGTAGCAGCAGCAGGATGATTAGCCGTTTCACCGAGTGGTTAGCTCACTGATGACTTGACCGATTGCACTGGTGTTGGCTCCACCAGCAGTCACGGTCACAGCGCCAGCAGTTGTAACCGTGCCGGCCAGAGTTCCAGCAGTTCCGCCAGCAGTAGAGGTGACATCACCAAAAGCAGGAACCTCACCAACTGTTGGAGCGGAGGTTGGGATGGTGTCACCAACGGTGTAGCTGTTGGCAAAGCTAAAAGAGTTGCCGCTGGTTGCTTGTGAAGCAGTAACGGTGGTCAACGCACCAACGCCGTTAGTGTGAGCGCCCAGACCGCCAACAACACCAGTAGTAGACCCGTCAGTTGTGCTGACTCCGTTCCCGCTGATGCTGTAGCTGTTGCCGACGCGGACTGCACGAGTAGAAGCACCGCCAACCTCCAGTTGTACTGAGCTTTGAATTTTGTGGGTTAAGTCAGCTTTGGCAGGCAAAGCAGCTGCCAAAGTGATGCCCAATACCAAAAGTGAGCGGTTCATTTGATGCCAGCTTTGGTGTCTTTGTTGTCAATGATATTCGGCTTCTTATTTCCATTGCCATTGGTCTTGCGTTCGATGCCGAACGATGCCATCGCGCCAGTCAATAGTGACGCCACGAACGTATTGTCCATCTTCATCTGAGGGAAGATCCCCAGATACGAAGCGGTCAGCAGTGCAGCGCTCCAAGCCAAGACCAAAGCCTTGACGATGTCTGCCATCGAGACGCCTTCCTTTTCGTGCTGATCCTCAGGATTGGTGGCCATAGCGAGATAGAGCTACCGTTACAGCGTAACGAGGTCAAGCAAATGCTTCTAATCCTCAAGCCGATTTTGATGACCGCCTGGAAATCACGGGCGTTCAAAGAGTTGATCATTGCGATGTTGGAGCGGATTGTGACTCGCACCGACAACGATTTGGATGATCTTGCGGTCAAGCATCTGAAGGATTTGCTGTTGCCTGACACGAGAGTTGAAAAGTAGGTGGCGTCCGGCATTATCCAGTTGACCTTGCTGCTGATGGCTATGGGTCTTGCCCTACTGCCGTTTTTCCAGTTTTTTCGTGGCACGCCCCATCAGCTGGCTGCAATTAAACAACTTGAGGAGTCAATGCCGCCGGAGCTATTGGAGGAGCACGAAGCTAATTGGTTTCAGGCGTGGAAGGAGAGTGGGTATGACCAGCAGATCTTCATGCCTTACTTCAAGCAGCTCGACAATGAGACTGGAACGGGATACCGCGAGTGTTTCAGCTCAGCAGCTGCGATGGTGGCAGCGTTTTACAAGAAGGTTCGGACGGATGATGAGTACAACAAGATCCGCGCCAAGTTCGGGGACACCACGTCTGTAGAGGCTCAGCTAGCAGCGTTGCGCAGTTTGGGTCTGCAAGCTGAGTTCCGCAAAGACGGTGACGCTGACATGGTGGAGCTTGAGATTGAGAATGGCAGACCAGTGCTGGTTGGCTGGCTGCACGCCGGAAACATGCTTTTAGGCGAACCACCAATGTGCAATGGCCTGGGCTGTGGTCATTGGAGCGTGATCAGCGGTTATGCGGGCAAGAAGAGCAGCGATCCAGAATGGATCATGCAAGATCCTCGTGGTTATCCCGAGATGGAGAAGGGTGGTCACAGCAATCCGCATCTGGGGCGTAACGTCCGTGTGAGGCAAGCTGCGTTTTACCAGCGTTGGCAAGCTGATGGACCTGGAACGGGATGGGTGATCCTCGTGAATGAGTGACCTGTACTGGATCTGGGCGTTTATCAGTGCGTTCTGGACGACTGTTGTGGTGCAGTGTGCCAAGCCTGTGAACTGGGATCAGTGTTCACGGGTGCATGATTGGTTGGTGCCTTGGGTGCGGGACGTGACTGAGATGTACCAAAAAGGTGCGTATCACAGCGAAAGAAAGATTTTGAGTCAAGATCAGTAGGATTGATTTTTGCGTCCTTCGGATGGCAGTTCTGTGTGACTGGGAGATCAAGGCTCGGTGCCGTAAGAGCCAAATGGTCGTTCCATTCGATGAAGAGCTGCTGAATCCAGCGAGTCTTGACTTGCGGCTGGGGGATTACTTGATGGTGGAGAGCATCTATAGCCCTGATCTGGTGCGTATCAACATCGCTGATAAGACAGAGGATGACCCGTTCATGCTTCAGTCCGGCGAGTTTTGCTTGGCTGAGACACTTGAGCTGTTTAACCTTCCCGACGACATCAGCTGCCAATTTGTTCTCAAATCAAGCCGTGCAAGAGATGGCCTTAATCACCTGCTTGCTGGCTGGTGCGACCCAGGCTGGCACGGAAGCAGGCTGACGCTCGAACTGAAGAATGAACGACTGCATCATGCTTTGCCGCTTTGGCCTGGCCTGAAGATCGGTCAGATGGTGTTTCACATGATGTCCAACGCTCCAATGAAGAGCTACGCGGAGACAGGTCACTACAACAACCACTTGACAGTCATGCCGTCCGTGGCATGAATTGATAAGAATCTTCAGGGCTATGGGCTGGGCTGACTGGATGGTCGTCAACCAAAGCCTTGAAGAGGAGTTGGAATTGGAACGTACCGTTCGAGACGTTAAAAGCTGTGCTGACCAGGACGCGCTAAAGCAGTTATGCGTGTCATTGGTACGGACCAACTGGCATCAAGCCAAGCTGCTGAAGCAAGCAGTGGGTCACATCGGTCAGTTTGACGAGTCGATGTCTTGGTCTGACTGAGGGATTTCTGACTCCAGGGGCTTTGGCTTCAGGCCGCGACCGATAAGTCTTGCGTTGACTCCACGTTGATAGTTGTCTCGATCTCTGCTGGAAGCTTCTTGGTACGCATCGTCGCCCCAGGTTCTTTCTAGGTACTGGTAAACAATCTCACGCATCCAGGCTGCAGGTTTTTTGTTTTGCAGTTTGGCGTCAGCCAAAAACATTTGACCACGGTGTTCATCCAGCAAGACTTGCAGATAAACGCGATTGCCGTGGCTCGATCCCATGACTTAGTATTTAATGGCTAAATGTTACCACGTAATAGAGTTATCGACTTTTTTCTTCCACGCAGTTGCTTGAGCGGAGCGGGCAGTGGTGCGTTGACGACGAGAGCCTTGCCTGACTTCTCTGGCTCCTTCTAGGAACATTGCAGCTCTCTGGAGGTCAGCTGTTGTCGCTAAATGAATTGCCTTGTTGAGGCGTTCCATGATGATCTGACGCCCCGATTTCGGTAGAGGCATATTGCATCGCTCCAGCAAGCGTTTGGTGGAACGTTAGCGTGCAGGAATCAGTTAGTACAATCCACTCTTTGTTGTGACGAAAGATTTGGACGTTCATTTGTCATTGTTGAACAAATAATACAGCCTTTTAAACTCGTGAATTGGGGTTGCCGTCAGGATGCTGACTTCAACATTGCAAGACAAAGCGTTAATAACTTGTCGCTCCATGTAATCCATGTTGGATTCATAAGTAACTTGTTCAACAGCTAGCGGCTTGTCGTCTGTGTCAAACGATGTGAAACGAGTTATTGCAAGAGGGCAATGCTCATCAGCGATCTGACAGTAATGAAGCTGAACGTTTTTAGTCCCCATCGCTGGAGCGGAAGAGTTCGTTGAATACAGTGGCGACAAGGCTTTCAGCCTGTTGCCTATCCAGACCATAGCTGGATCGACGACGAACCTTCGTAACAGCTTTGTGAAAATCATTGGTGGTGAGGCCCAAGTGGTTGGGCGGCTGCATGAGGCGCTCACGGATCAATTCTGACCTGTGAACACCTTTTTCTTTGGCTTCTGCAGAGAGTCTTTCGACAAGCTCTTCCGGAAGGAGGGTTTCGACTTTTTTCATGCGTGGATGTTACTTACGCTTAGGACGTTTTTTACTTTTTCGAGACGGTTTGACACGCGGTTTGCCTGGCTTGGCTTTGATGCGAGCAATGGTCTCGTGATAGCCAGGTGGTTCTGGGACGCCTGAGCGCTCCAAAATCTCTGTCCAGTTCATCCCTCACGCGCGTATAGATGTCCAGGGTGTCCAGGGCGCTCCAAAAGGCAGTGATAGCAATGGATTAGACCCTGGACACTAGGGGTGGACAGGTTAGAGGTGTCCAGCCTCTTCGCCTGACAGCTCAATCTCAACCGCTCCATCAAACAAACCCTGGACACCCTTGATTTGTCCAGGGGTAGTGTCCAGGGGTAAATCCCGTTCCAGCACAGGGTTTATTGGAACGGTGGACACTTCCTTCAACTCTCCGCGTGCGAGAACTGCTGTCCAATTCTTGACTTGTTTGCCTTCTGGGACGGATGAGACGATAAGTCCTCGTTTTTCGAGCCGTTGGAGCGATTTGTGGATCGCAGCTGGCTTGCCGTCGATCAGCTTGTCGCAGACCAGATCATCTTTGGTGCGGGACTCGGGGTAAACGACGCGGAGCTTTTGCAAGACGCGATCAGTGACGGAAGCGGGAGAGGTGTTGGTCTCGTCCACCTCAGGGGTGAAGTCAGAGATGGTGAAGGAGAGGTCGTCTTGCATCTGCATGACGAGCTGAGTACCCATCCGACCGGAGCGTGACTTCTCGATGGTGATGAGGCGGCTGTGAGAGCCCACAACGCCACGTTCCTCGTCAGTGGGCTTACGGAGCGCCCAGGTCTCGTCTACGGCGTCTCTGATGGCTGAGGTGCCACGGAAGCCACCGTTCTTGTTGGCGTGGTGAACGATGAGGATGGTGGCCTTGGGGAAGAGGACTCCGTTGTTCTTGGTCAGCCAGTAAAGCGGAGTAGCGAAGTCGGATTTGTTTTCGTCAAAGGCTCGACCACCGGAGCAGCCAATCAGGGAGTCGATCACCACCAGCTTGGGCTTGTGGGTCTTCATGAGCTTGATGAACTGGGCATAGCGTTGAAGCTGCCAGTCCGTCTGGATCATGCTGTCTTTGGTGATGGGGAAGTCCACCTCCTGCAGCTGTTCCTTGAGCTGAACGAGAGGCTGGTCACCATTCAGGAGGACGACAGGCCCTTGTTGCACTGGAACGTGATTTCCACGGACGACAAAGGGTTTGCCAGTTGCGATGTGCTTAGCGAGCGCCCAGGCGGACATGGATTTACCGTCACCACCAGCGCCGTAAATGAGAACGACAGAGGGGTGGGGGAGAACGTCAGGGATGAGGTATTCGCGTTCGGTTTCGGTTTCCATCAACTCCTGAATGCTCATGATGTCCTTGGATTCTTCAAACGAGATCTGATCAACGATCAGTTTTTCGAGAGCAGTTTGGTCGCGATAACCAGCCTGCAGGGCAAGGGTATTGAGCTTGTAGTTGACCTCTGCGGGATTATCGAGTTCAAGGATCTTTTTGGCACGGCGGATGACTTCATCGAAATCGAGAGTGGCCTGCCGAATCTCCTGAACTTTCTTCTCTTCAGCGGCCTTTACGATCTTTTTTGTGTCTTCCGAAAATCGATGCCTCTCTGGGTCAGCACGGTCTGCCATCCAGATGAGGGTGCCCAAGCCGACTCCAGAGCCCTTGAAGGAGTACCAGGGGTCTTCGCACGGATTCTCGTTATCAGCCCATTCAGAGGCGAAGTCAGCGTCCTCTGCGGACCAAGCTGACCAGAGAACAAGACCGTGATCGTTTGGCAGGGCGGAGTGGATCGCCATGCCGACCTTGACCCAATGGTCACGGGAACCTTTGCCACGAGGGGGAATGACCTTGAGGCAGTCCTGAATGATCTGAGCAACCTCGTCTTGAGTTCGATCAGTGAAGTCAAGGTCGCGTTTGATCATTGCTTTAGGCGGCTGTTTCATTTCCGCCAGCAGCCAGTCTGGAGCCTGAGGAATATCTGTCAGATCACCTTCTAGTTCGTATTGCCCTGGAACGGAGACCTTGCCGCCGGGATAGGCGCCATAGATAACGCCCTGACGATGTGAGTTCCAGAGGATTTCGTAGTCTGCATCGCCTAGACCACGACCTTCTACTTGAGACCAGAGTTCTTCTGGAACGCGGAAGATGTATTTCGCGGCATTGGCCTTAGTGGACGTGACGCAAGGGGCGTTGTGGAGCGTCTGACCGTGCTGCTTGAGGAGACGCTTGAGGTTGCGGTCTACGTCAAGGATGACGATGCCGTTACCCCGGATGCCGGTGAAGACGCCTACGGCTTTGAGGTCTGGGTTGCGTTGGATCGCGAGGGCAACGTCTGCAGGAGTGAACTTGTCGTCAAAGGAATCTTCCAGGGGGTTTTTGCCGGTAGCAGGGCGACCGGACTTCATGCGAGCCCCTTTGGCGTAGATGGGGGCGTAGACGAGTCCCTCAGGGAGGTCGTTGACGAACTGGTTGAAGTTCATGTAGTATTTGAAACGAGTAG